ATGGCAGGGCGATTCCAGTCGATATGAGAGGTGCTGCAGGAGGCAATGTAACCAGCAATGTGACTGTGAATGTCTCTACTGATGGAGAAACAAGTAGTTCCAGTGAGGACGGTGCCGCTAAACTTGGCAAAGCAATTGATACCGCAGTTCGTAAGGTGATTATGGACGAGCGGCGCTCCGGTGGGCTTCTTTATTCGGCACGTTAAATATGGCTGATCAAGTTCTGAATATTGAATTAATACTTGGTGTGGATGAAGTAACTTCACACAGAATCCGTAAGTTTGGCTACGGGGATGGATATGAACAGATCGCTCCTGACGGAATTAACACCAAAGTTCGGGAGTACAACATCACCACTGTTCCGTTTAGTGCTTCCACTGCTTCTGATTTCAGAGAAGTTTTAGACGATATCTGTATTGGAGATTTTTTCAAAACTACTACGGAGATTGGATTGCCTCCTTATATTCCTGCTGGAAGTGATTCTGTGAGATTCAGGCTTGTAGACAATAAATACACTCTTAAAAGTTTGCCCGCTTCCGACAAGTTTCAATTCATGTTTGCCATCAGAGAGGCATTCTCTGGCTAGGAAATTTATTTGCTATGGGACGTTATTACGACGACAAAATAAGTCTTTCAGGGTTGGACAAGTTGAACCCCTTTTTCAAGGCACTGGAACGTGCAGCCAAGGCTGTGGATGACGCCGAGGACGATTGGTACGAAAGGCGCAGGGAAATGTTTGATGAGCTTGACTTCGGAGATTTTAATAAATCAGACGGAGATGTTGAGAGAAAATATTCTCAATTAAAACCTGGCCTTTCAGTGTATGACTTTAAGTCTACGTTTGAACGTCTAGACCCCGACAGAAGATCCTCTAGTGGTGAAGTCAGGCTTGTTCACGATACTTTTCCCACTAGTGGAATTAATAGTGGTTTTTCAGACCAAATTTTTGTCAAAGATGAAGATGATGAGGGGGACACCATATATGTCGTAGCTGACAATGTATTGGCATACGAAATAGATCGCGGCAAGGGCAATATAGACACTTTGTATGACAATCTGGGTGCGTTCAGGACAAGTTCTAGGTCAGATGCTGAGTTCTATGAATTTATTGATGATGGTGATGATACTGTCGGATTTTTTCCGGCAAATAATGTATTCAAGGGTTTTGGAGAAGTACCATTAGCTTGGGAATCTGTGACTGGGTACAGTTCTCAACAACTGCAGGTGATGAAAGCGGCCGGATTTGATTATGACGATGAGGTCGGTCCAAAAATTCAAGAATATAAGGACGCGCTGGCTCAATATGAAGGTGCGGGTGGAGGCCCTTTAGAATCAAAAGTCTATAAAGGTGTAAAAGCGGGAAATTTTGTTGTCGGTGTTTCGTATCAGATTAAAGATGTTGGGACAACCAACTTCACCCTTGTTGGTGCCGCAAATAATAACAAAGGTACGATCTTTATTGCTACTGGACCTGGCTCAGGTACTGGTAAGGCAACAGCAGCTATGTTCCCCTTTCAAGATTTTGTAGGAACTGAAACCTCTTATAACAGGCCAGGAAGCTTACCCGCCGTACTGATCAAAGAAGCCAGAGGATTCGGATCATGAGTTTCAAAAGTGATGCTGCGATTGATTTATATACAGTTGATGTTGGTTCTACCCGCACGGCTAAGGATTGGACGGGTCCAAGAAATTTCGTTCCTGCCAACCAAACAAATGGACAACATGTTGATTATGTAAATATTGCAGACGTAAATGTTCGCTATCAACCAACACACATGAGTGTAAGTGGTTTTGAAATTTCAGGATCAAATAAACTTCCTCAGCCGAAAGTGACTTTCAGCAATATGGATGCATTTTTTACTGATCTAAATAAAGACTTTGATGACCTAGTTGGCTTCAGGCTGATCAGAATCAGGACTTACGCCAAATTTCTCAGCCAAATTAACGGTACGCCAGTCGCTACAGCCAATACCAATGCTCACTTTCAACCTGACATCTGGATGTTCAATCGAAAGATGGAGGAGAATAATCAGTATTGTGTTTATGAACTTGCGTCTTTATTTGATGTAGAGGGAATTCGTTACCCTCGACGACGAATGTATAGCAATTACTGTCCGTTTATTTTTAAAGGGCCTGACTGTCAAAATACATCCACTTATGATACGTGCGGTAAAACGCTTGCACAGTGCAAAGAACGGTTTGCTGCTTCAGGTCAAGGTGATCTGCGTTACGGCGGCTTCCCTACCGCTACATAAATATGTCCAAGCTACACGTTGATATCGCCCAGGCTTGCCTTAAGGAACCAGGGATTGAGGCGTGTGGGGTTATTTGCGGTTCTCAAGTCATCCCGCTAAAAAATGCTTCGGAAGAACCTGAAACCTCTTTTGTAATTGATGCTAGAGACTATTTAAAATATCTACCTGAGATCATCTATCATTCACATCCAGTAGGTGATAATGGTTTTAGTGAGCAAGACATTATTGTTGCTTCCAACTTACGACTAATTTCATACGTTTATGTCGTAGAAGCTGACCGACTCGAGCGTTTCTCATCTGAAACAGGGACAACAGTTTTTGAAAAGGTACTTGAGCAATGATGCAGATTACTTTTGCCGGTGAGATTGGTCGTCGGTTCGGCACCTCCCATAAATATGCTGTCAAAACACCGAACGAAGCTATCCGTGTTTTATGTCAGCTAGTTCCTGGATTTAGAACCTTTCTTACCTCAGCCCATGAAAGAGGTATCTTCTTTCAAATCGTCACCTCAAACCAAGAAGAAGGCATCACATATGACGATTTGGGACTTGGTTGCAAATCATTTACCTTAGTTCCTGTAATCACAGGAAACCTTTTTGGCCTCTTCGGTGGTAGTGGTGGCGGATTCCTTCAAATCCTTGCTGGTATTGCATTAGTTGCATTTGCAATGACCGGCTTCGGCGTTGTGACATTCGGTGCTATCGGAACAATTTCTGCAGGCGTCCAGACAGCGACCATGGCTTTGGGTATTGGTCTGTTATTCAACGGGGTGGCGTCGTTGTTTGCACCAGGCGCACCAACAGGGAAAAACATATCCGAAGGCCGTGATGCTGACGATGCGGTTTCAGCAGGTGCTGCCCCCGTCGCTGTAAATGGTGAAGCTGTCCCCTTGTTGTTTGGAGAGTATCTGGTTTCAAGAATGCCAGTTATTGCTTCATATATCCAAAACAATGAAGGATTCTTTATGGGTCTTGTGTCTGAGGGTATGATCGCAGGCTATGCAGAGGGCGGTGCTGAAGACAACTTATATCTTGATGGACTGATTGCTAAATCAAGCCTACTTACCGATGTTGAATTAACAAACGGCGCTCAAACATCAAAAATTATAAATAACGTACAATCAGCAGGTTTTAGTATTGCCGTCAACGCCCCCTTCAATGCTCAGGGGGGTGAATTTGGTAAACCAGACGATGGGGTTGCTAATACGAGCGTAACAAGAACATTCACGCAGCTTGAAGCCGATACAGTTCGTGTGCGTCTTTCTGTTGGTCCCTGTTATCAGTCAAAATCTAAAAGCACATCTGAAGAAAACATACAAAACTATAGAAAATACACCGAAGAAGACGATTCAGGTGGCGCAGATAATCCTACTGAAATTAACATCAGACTATTCGATGGTGATGGAGAGCTAATTCATGAAAGAACAGAGAGAGATGAATACTTACAGCAAACATCTACCAAATTGCATGAATACGAGTTCACCGTTACTGATGAAAAAGCACCGATTTCAATTCAGGTAACTAGGATTGATCGCCAAGGACCACGGGGTCCCGTCACTGTTGTCGGTGGTTCCAGCCAGCGTCAATACTCTTGGGTCAAAGGCGGGGTCACATGGGTATCTGCAGATGTCACGTGGGCCGAGAGACTTGTATATCCATTCTCATCTCTTCTTGCACTCAAGTTTAAAGCTGGTGAGTTTTCGCGTTTCCCACAAGTACAAGTTCGCCTGAAGGGTATTAAGGTTCCAACCCTTAATGCCAGCTTGAAAGTAGATTATGCTTTTAGTCAAAATCCTGCCTATGTTCTCTTGGGATTACTAACAGATCCCCGTTATGGAGCAGGCCATCGAACTTACACCATTGATGGTGTTGAGCATATACAAGCGGGGATTCGTATGGATGATATTGATTTAGCATCTTTTTATAAGGCAGCTCAATATTGCAACGATAATAAAATCCAGTTCAACGGTTATATCAATAAGGACGCTGATGCGCTGGAGTTATTCAGGGGGATTGCTTCTACATTCCAAGCTCAGCTTATTTATGCAGGCGGTTTCATAACTCTTGTTGTTGATAAAGAGGTAGATACAGATGGTGACATTCGGATCTATTCCTCTGCCAATACGATTGCTTCCGATGAGGGCGGTGTTGCAGCACCTCACTTCACTTATGAAGGTACTGCACTTAGGGCTAGATCTACTGCTGTTGAGGTGAGTTATATCGAACCTGCTGAATTTTATAAAGAGAGAAAAGTTTTGATTGAGGATCCTGATCTTATTGATCGCTATGGATACAACCTACAAACCATCCGTGCGCTGGGATGTACAAACGTGGATCAAGCACGTCGGATGGGTCGATACACACTTGCTTCAAATACGCTTTCTACGGATACCGTTTCATTCAAGGTTGGCCCGGACGGTGCGATGTTGATTCCAGGGGATGTTTGTCTAATTCTCGACCCGTTAAAAACTCGGCTTATTTCAGGTGGAAGAATAGAATCTTCTGACAATACCAGCATTATTACTGACCGTGAGCTAAGCAACAGAACCTATGGATCAAATTACAGGCTCTATATTTATGGAGCATCTGGTGTATCCAAAAAATTTGCAGTAAGCAGCGTTAATTCTAGTGGTAAGCAGATTAACATCACTGGACAGTTTGGCAGTAATAAACCTACAACCATGGACATGTGGGCTCTTGTTAAGGAAAATCCCGAGCGCCAGTTGGATAAGGAGCCTATGTATCGTGTTCAGTCTGTAAAAGAAGAGGGGGATGGAACTTACTCTGTCATTGGTATTAAATATGACAAGTCAAAATTCGCATATGTGAATGAATCGGAGGGTGCAACATTGAAGACAGGCGGATATGGAAACAGGTCATACAAATCTAGACAGCTTACCGTCAAGGCTAAGTCGATCAATTTCTCATTACGCACACCTGACTAATGGCAGCCAATCCAGAAGCGTTGATGACGATTACTTGGGAAGCGCCTACGTTTCCTGCATATTCAACTTGCGATGCAATTATTCCAGGTTTTGTCTTTGGTGGTGACGAGCTTGATGCAACTGTGGAAAGATATGAAGTCGAGGTT